CTATTGTACTATTGTAGAAACTGATAAGAAAACAAAAGCTAGATTAAAACTTAAACCTAGTATTAGAGATATAGAATGGCATATTGCTTACTATTATCTTGAAGCACAAGGATTTTCAGGATTTGAAGATGATGATGAATATACTTGTAATTGGAAAGTATTAAATCCTGATGCGTATCATATAGTATTAGAAGAAAAGATTACACTATTCAATAAGAAAGGATTATTAAAAGAATTTATACATCCTAGAGATTATTTATTTCAACTACATGATAAACCATTAGGAAGACCATTATATTATAATGATGCTAAGAACTTTGTTATACTTGGTTCTCGAGGTGGTGGTAAATCATATACTGCTGCACTAATGTGTATTCTATTTGAATTAATATTCGATGGAGAGAAGTATTATAAACCTGGAGATACTAGAAGGGAATTAAAAGCTGAAATAGATTTAGGTTCAGGAAGAAAAGATAAGTCTAGTGAGTTAGCTGAAAAGATACAATCATCATTAGATGAGTTAGCATTAAATCATGAGTTTGGAGTATGGGGTAAACCTGGAGATGATGAATATGAACCATGTCCATTTTGGAAACGAATGACTGGACATATTAGTGCTAATAATAAAGATAATCCGTGGCGTAATACAACGCCAGTAAAGATTAAGAATGAATGGAAAGAAATAGGAACTGGTTCTACACTATATCATAATGTTTATTCTACAAACAAAAGAGATGGTGGACAATCAGGAGCTGGTGGTAGAAGAAATCTTATAGTATATGAGGAGATAGGATTGATGGAATTATTCATAGAAGCATGGTTATCAAATACAGCGGTAGTTAAAACAGATGGTGAACAGTTTGGTGTACAATGGGGAATTGGAACTTCAGGTAATATAGAAACTCTACATGATGCTATGAAGATATTCACACATCCTGAAGATTATAATTGCTTAAAGTTTAGATATGGTGAACAAGACCAATGTTTATTTCTACCAGCATACATTACAGATAAGAGGTTTAAAGATAAAGATGGTAATACAGATATACCTAAATCTATAGAGTTTTATCAACAAGAAGAAAAGAAAGCATCTAAATCTACAGACCCTAAAGTATTAATAAGACAACGAATGAACTTCCCATTGAAAATCACAGATATGTGGTTATCAGAAGGTGGTTCACTAATGCCTATAAAAGAAGCTGAAGAAAGAGAACGAGCATTAATACATGATAATACTTATCAAACATTAGGTTCAGCTATAGAATTATATTGGGATAGTGCTGCACAATATGGAGTTAATTATCAGATTAAAACAAATGGTAAACCAATCTACGACTTTCCAATTAAAGCTGGAGATGAATTAGGTGGTGAATTTATGATGTATATAAGTCCTGATAAACTAAAGATAAATGGTGTAATTCCTAATGATGCTATTATTGTACTACATGACCCATATATATCAGATGAGATGGATAAAGGTGGTTCATTAGGTGCTGCATATTATATTGTTAATCCTAAGTATGAAGTATATGGATTACCAGGAAATGATATGGCTGCTACATACATAGGTAAAAACTTAGATGGTATAGATAGATATAATGAGATACTAGAAATGGGAATGGCATTATATGGTAATCCAGTTAGAAACTTATGGTATGAAGCTAATAGAGGAGATAGACTTAGAGCTTATTTTCTAAAGAAAAAGAAAGCTGATTTATTATGTCTTAGACCACAATTCGAACAAGGTCAATTTATCTATTCAAGAACTGTAAGTCAGACTGGATATATAGTAGGAAATAGTCTAGCAAAGATATCATTGATAGATGCACTACGAGATTGGCTTTTAGAAAAAAAAGAAATTAATGGGATAGAATATTCTAACCTAGAAAGAATTCCATGTATATTTACCGTTAGGCAAATAAAAGGTTATACATTAAAAGGAAACTTTGATGGTGTTTCAGCGTTATTAGGAATAACATTAGCTATCGGTGAACAGAATCATAGAATGATGAATAAATCGAAAACTGTAGCATTGCAGACAATACGTAATCATATAAATAATAGATGGAAGCGGTATTCAACTTAAGAGAAAAAAATAAATCAGAAGATTGGTATAAAAGTGTAATGAATACTATCGTTCCTTTTAATAATACCAATATGGAATCTTATGAGAAGTATAGGCTTATCTATGCTATTCTTAATAATGATGGTAGTGTATTGTTCAGACAATTATATGAGTTATGTAATCCTGAAGGAGATATGTTCAAGTTACCATTTGAACAAGATAGAGAAATAGTTATCTACAATAGACTATATCCTAAGTTTATGTATCTCGTTGGGCAAATGCTTAAACGAGGTGATAACTTTGATGTATTATTATTATCTGATAGAGATAATGCTGCAAAAGATTCAGAACTCAAGAAAGTATTAGAAGCAGCAATCAATCAAGAGTTAATGATATTCCAAGCACAACTAGAAGCTGGTGGTGCTAATGCAGAACAGATTGAAGAATCTATGCGTACTATGCCTAAACCTGAAGACATAGATATAAAGAATTTTAAGAGTGAGATGGAAATATTCTATAATGATGTTGTAGAATACTTTAAAGTAAAGTTTGATATTAAGTCATTAAAGTCATTATCATTTAAACATGTACTCGCAGTAGATAGATGTTTTATGGTAGTTATAGAAAAGAATGGACAACCACATCCAATGGTATTAAATACACTCCATTGTGGTTTTCATAAGAATAGTAATGAAGAAAGAATAGAGAAAGGAGACTATTGGTGGTATAGAACACCAATTACTGTTACAGAAGCTATTGATGAATTAGAAGGTAAAGTAGAAGATGATGTACTTGAAAGACTACGAGGTTATACTTCATCTAATTATTTAACTCCTAATAGCTCTTGGGATGTTACTGGAGGTAAAGCTAAATCTCAATATAATTATCTTAGTGTAGAAGAAGGAATGGAATCTAGGTTTCATGATAATAGATACATAGGACAATCAACAGGAACATCTGGAGATAGAAGATATAGAGCTAATCAATTAATATGGAAAACTTACTTAGAATTTAAGGCTTATAGAGAAGTTATATTTCTTACTATGTTTAATGAATACAATGAAGTAGTTACTGAAGTAGTAGATAGTAAATATCCTATTCCTGAAGATGCAGCTACTACATTTATCATTAATAGATATAATCAGAAAGCTAAAAGATACGAATGGATAGATGAATTTGGTAATGTAGTATATGCTGAAAAGATGTATATACCTAGAAGATATGAGATAACTAGATATGGTTATGATATCTTTACTGATATGAGAGAAGTTCCTAATCAACCATTATCTATTGATAATCCTTATGATTTTGAGTTATCTTGTAAAGGTAGAATATTCTCAGGATTAAATGCTGAATCTATATCATTAGTAGAAAGAGCATTACCATCACTATTACAATATACATTTGTTAAAGACTTACAGAATAGAGAGTTAGCTAAATACGAAGGTTATATAAAGAATATTGATGCTAGTCAAATTCCTGATTATCTAGCTATGGATGAAAATGGTAATCCATTATATGAAGGTGCTGATAAACTAAAAGTATGGAGATACTTAAGACGTACACTAGGAGATAGTTACTATGACCCAACAGCTACTACATCAGGACTACCAAACAATCAAAGAACTACAGCAGTAACAGCTGAACAAGCTGGTTCTATTGGTGAAATAGTTAATATGCAACAGTTGTTAGATTTGATAGATAGAGAAATGGGAATGCAAATGTTAGTACCACCACAAGCTGAAGGTATTTATTCTCCAAGTTCTAATGTATCAGATAATCAACAAGCTATAGCACAGTCATATACTATGGCTGAAGAATACTTTAGACTACATCAATTAGTAATGAAAGAAACTGTAAATGAATATGTTACACAATTTAGTAATTACTATCGTAGATTCTTTGAAAACAATCCTGAAAAGACTGAAACATTCCTAAACTATGTTACTAGCGATGGAATGAAAAAGACTATAAGAATTAAACCAGAGTTATTAAATCATGAAGATTTAGGAATCTTTATTCATGATGGTGACTATAATGAAAGGTATCGTCAAATGATGACACAAATGATACAACCATTAGCACAAAATGCTGGAGAAGGAGCTGAAAGAATATCAGAATTAGTTATGGCAATGACTAGAGGTGATAGTCCAGAAAAAGTACATAAGATGATTGCTGCAGCAGCTAGAGAACAAGAACAAAGAATGCAGCAACAAGGACAACAACAACAACAAATGCAAGAGCAACAATTACAAGCTCAAGCACAAATGAAGCAACAAGAGCATAGTAATAAAATGGAACAAATCACTTTAACTAAACAATTAGATGCTGAAATAAAAGCTATGGATGTCTATAAGTTTACTGATGATTTGAACCAAGATAAAGATGGAGTTCCAGACCATATTGAAGCTTATAGAGCTATGAGAGGATTAAATCAAAAAGATAGAGAGTTAGATATTAAAGAGAAAGATATAGCTAGTAAAGAAAGAATAGCTAAAATTTCTAAAAAAGAGAATAATAAGGTTAATAAATAATATTGATTGAATAACTTAAAATATATTTGCTTATGGAAATAGGAGATGATTTTCTACCAGAGTTGGATTTCGACTTTATAGAACAAGAAGAAGAGGATGAAGTTGTTGATGATAAAGTAGTCAATGATGATATTCCTGAAGAAGAAGATGACAATCTTGATGATGATTCTGAAGATGAATCGTCAGATAATGTTGATACGGATGACAATGCTGTTGCAGCACCCATTATTGAATATGCTACGCTAAAGGATGATGTAACTCCTGAAGAAGTAGCTAACTTTTTGATGCAATATCAACCACCTTCATTTACTGAACAGGATTTACAGAATGATAATGATTTAGCTGAGAACTATCTTACTAATTCATTAAAAGCTGAAGGTCTTGATGATGAAGAAATTGAAGATAGAATTGATTACTTAAAAGATAGAAATCAATTAGCTAAAGAATCAATAAGACAGTTTAGAAAAGATGAGCAAGTTAGACAACAAGAAATGAATGGTCAACTGGAACAAGTTAGACAACAAGAACAAGTAGAACAACAACAACAAGAAGTATTTGTACAAAACTTTGGACAAGTATTAAATAATACTAATTGGAGAGATGACCATAAGCAAGTAATTGCTCATGAGTTTACAAGTGGTAACTTTAAGACTAGAATGGAACATCTGTTTGAGAATCCTAAAGCATTAGTAAAATTAGTAGACTTCTTAGCTAATTATGATGGAGAAGATATAAACTTAGATAAATACAAGAAATCAGCATTTAGTCCTTCAGTAAAGGGAGTTAAAGATACTGTAGAAAAGTATTGGTCTAGTTCATCACTAGCTAATAACAAATCATCGAAGGGTGGAAATCCTAAAGTAGATTTATCAGAATTAGAACTTATATAAAATAATAATAAAATGGAAAGAAAAACCGCTCTTAAAGTAACAGAATACAAAGGATTCGGTGGTAATTTCTTTGATAGTGTATCTCATAGTGCATTGTTTAGAGATGACCAACCTTATGACTTTGGTGTTATGACTGCACGTTTGTTTTCTAGTTCAACCAATTTAGGTTTGACTAACAAACGTTGGAACTATTTAACTATGGCTCAAGGTAATTACTTTGTAATTCCTGGTGGTCGTAATGAGTATGCTTGGTCTGTAATTGGTGATGCTGATGTTGACTTCCGTGTTACGGAATTGTTAGTTTCAGAATCTTCAAATCCTGGAAAAGCTAATACTACTTTTGCTATTGCTTTAGACCGTAATTGGTTGAAAGCACCAGTAGTACTAAAGACTGCATCTGATAATGCACCATTACTAGAAATTATATCTGGACCAGAACCACTTGGAACTCATTCATTTAGATATGAAGTTAAGATTCAGGATGGTAATCCTAATAGCTGGATTCCTGTAGAATATTTAAAGCCTGGACAAGTTATTACTAGAGTAGGTACTCGTGTAACTAATGAAGAAA